ATTAATCATTTTTTTTCTCCTCAATTTCATAGAAAAACTTATCCGTATCTTCTGTACGCCAAGCCCTGCTATCTTCAACATTCCATTCAGAAGTTTGCACTTTCCAGTCAGGAGTACTATCTTTCACAGTGAAAGAAGGTAGGTCCCATATACATCTGTTGTTAGGTTGTGCTGCATAATTACCATCATCTAAGGCTATTATGTGAGCGCACTTATGTTCGTGCGGAATTTCTGAATGATCAGTATCTAATATATTACTATCTGGATGTGCAAAGTCAACGGTAAATAAATACTTACCTGGATGCCATTTTTTATCTTTTCCTATATACTTACCGGCTTGTCCGTCTAAAATATCCCAACGATGGACAGAAGGATAATAAGAAAAACTATTCCAGAGCTGAAGTTCATCAAGTCGTCTTGTGGGCACTCCGGATGGCTCAAATCCCTTTTGAATAAACGCGCTAATTGGTAAGCGATAAAATATTGCACCGTTTTCCATAATAGCATGAAATAATATAGCCCTTCCTGTAAGAGCGCTAATACCAAAGATAATACAGTCTTCAACTTCTCCATGATGTTTTTTACAATCATATAAATACTCTCTTCTTATTTGTGCATAGGTTGCTGGTATGTTTGCATTTAAGTAAGCCATAATTTATCCTCATTTTATTGTACCCCAGTTTGGTCCAGATTCATAGTCCACTTTGTTAGGTACTTCTAGTTCTACTGCAGACTCCATAATATCTTTTATTTTATCTGCATGTGTTTGATTTGTAACTGATATATCAAGTTCATCATGTACTTGTATATGCGGTACGATACCTTCTTTGTATAGATCAACCATAGCTTTTTTAGTCATATCAGCCGCTGATCCTTGTATAAGTTTATTTAATGCTTTGTAAGTGTAGGCACGTTTAATCATACCTGGTCCATGTTCTCTTTCAGCTTCTTCTTTAGGTAAAGCTTTATGTACACCAAACTGTCTTGGTTCCCACAAATTAAATCTACATCTACGTCCTAGTAATGTTCTAATACGACCTGAGTCTTGTGCTCGTTCCATTACACTATACGTAAGTTGTTTTACAAAAGGAACTCTACCATGATATTTTTGAAATAATTCTTCTGCATCAGCTTTATCTAAACCAAGTTCTGCTTGTAATTTATTTTTACCCATTCCATAAAACAAACCAAGGTTAATAGTTTTAGCTTGACTCCTTGGAATGTTAGCCATGTCCGCTACAATCTTATGAAAGTCTGCATCGTGTTCAAGATAAGCTTCTAATACATCTTGTAAACCTTCTGCTGTTATATTTTGAGAATTTTTATCCATAGATGCATAGTGTGTAACAAGTCTTGGCTCTTGCTGTGAGTAATCAAAACAACCCCACGTGCATCCTTCTTCCGGTATAAACAAACTCCTGATCCGTGGTCCAAGTTCCTTGTTCCGTGCAGGAATCTGCTGTAAGTTTGGATTGTTGTAACTGAACCTACCAGTTACTGTACCACCTTGATCGGATCTAATTTGATTGATCTCTGCATGGATACGACCTTTGTGTGAATGTTTTAATATTGTATCTATAAACGTTGTGTGTGATTTATTAATCTCTCGTGCATGTGCAATCTGTTGAACAATAGGGTTAGGATGGTTCTGTAAAAAGTTTTTAGTAAAACTAGGTGCACCTGTTTTTGCTGTTACCGGATAGTCTAAGTTTTTCTTTTTAAATATTTGTTCTATTGATCTTGCTGCCCATATCTGAACATCTATTCCTGTTTCTTTTTTTATAGATAATAGATAACGTTGTTCATCTTTTACTAATTCTTGTTTTAATTTATGTGCAGATTCTACATCTACACGCACTCCTAAAAATCTCATATCAACAAGACATGGAAATAATTCTGTTTCAAGATCAAAGATAGATTGTACATCTTCATTCTCTATTTGTTTTTTCATTTCTTGCCATAATTTTAGAGTCACAACTGCATCTTGTTCTGCATATTCTCCAACATACATTGCAGGCAACTTATACATCTCAGATTTAGGATCTATACCCCAATGCGCTGCAGTTTCCTTTAATACAGCCTCGCTCTTGCCTACTCCGACATAATCACGACCCAGACTACCTAAATCATATCTAAAGCGATTCTCGTCCACGAGAGAGCCAGCAATCATGGTATCTACTATTGTACCCTCTATTTTAAGGCCCATAGACCTAATCCAACATACATCGTACATTGCATTGTGAAATATCTTAATTGCAGGTGTTTTTAGTACATCTGTAAACCAGTTTATAACCATTCTAATGTCCATATTACCACCGCCTTCATGAGCAATAGGATAATATCCAGACCAACCTTCTACAGCAACTGCTATACCTACAACTTTACCATTACCTACTATAGATCCAGACCCTGTAGATTTTAAATCAGGGTCTTTGGTTTCTAAGTCAATTGCAATCTCATCATACTTTGATAAGTCGGGAAAAGATTCTGGTGGTAGCCACTCAGTTTGAGGTTTAAATACAGGTTTCATTTTTTAGTATCTTTCATTTTTTTGATTTCTAAATCACAATAGTGTTTTATCTTCTCAAGATCCTCTATCTTATTTTTGTGTAAATATCTACAAACATATTTAATAACATTGCCTTGAAAAAAAGAGAGATCATTTTTTGAGATAAACTCATAAGGTTGTATCTTAAATTTTTTATAATGTGATCCTCCTATTTGTTTTTCTTGTGGTAATAATTCATCCCAATCATCTTTATGTGTCATAGTTCGTATCCTCCTCGTTTAGCGTATATTATATGTAATGATTCTTTTGCTCTTGTTGCTCCAACATACATGAGTCTATGTTCATCGGTTGGATCTTTTTCGTATGCATCTAAAGATGCTTTTGTTAAATCCATAGGAAGTATTACGTTCTGACGTTCGTTTCCTTTCACACCATGTATAGTAGCTAATTTTATTCTAGCACCTTTTTTTAAGTCCTCACCTTTACTCAAAAGATCTTCTATTTTTTTAGTTTCCACTTGACCCATTCTTGAGAAAGCTTGTTGCCAAGGAGCTTCTGTGTTTAATCCAAAATCTTTTTTTAAAGAATCTATGTCGTACATTTTATTAGGGACCATCGCTTTAAATAATTTATTGTCCCATTGTTTTTTTAACATTTTCTTTTTTATGTTGTAACATTCGTCATAAGACAGAGGCACTCCTTTTTTTAATTTATTTTCATACAAATCAATTGCTTCAAATTTATCTGTTAAAGGATTATGTTTTTTTATTCTTTCATAAAAAATATTATTATCTTGAAAGTGTTGTTCAAATTCATCAAGTTTAAATCTATCTCTACCAAGAACTAACCATTCTCCTTTTGATAAATCTATTTGATCTATTGCATCGTGATATTTTACGACTCCTCTTTCTTTTGTTGGATACCATGTTTTTTGTATTCTTCTTGTTGGGTGTATCCTTCCTATAATTTTATTTGCAAAATTAAATATATTTATTGGTACACGGTAAGACTTATCTAAAACTTCTTTAGTGCCTTTTAGATTTAAAAAACTTTCTACGTCTGCACCTCTCCATTTATAAATACACTGGTCATCGTCTCCTGCAACATATAACATATCAGAGTTATTTTTAATTCCGTCAACAACTCTCCATTGCATTTTAGATAAATCTTGTGCTTCATCTACAAACGCAACTTTTAGTTTAGGAAACTTATCTGAATTAACCAACTCATTAATCATATCTGTAAAGTCAATCATTCCTGGTCTGTCTCTTTTAAAATTATTTATAGCGCTTTCAAATCTCAATAAATCTTTTTTATCTATATCTTCACTGTGTTCTGCAAGATTATATTGTTCTGTAACAGATATATTTTTTGATCTAGCTAATTCTATTAATGAAAGATGTGTACTATCAGAATTAAATATCCCTCCCTCATCTTCATTCCAGGATGCGTATTTTAATTCTATTCCGCATTTTCTACCTATCTCTGTATAATGCTCACTCTTCATTACTTTTTGTTTATCATACTGTAGTTGTTTAAAACCAAGAGAGTGTAGTGTTCTAAAATAAGGAAGATCATCATAGCCTAACTTAAACTGTTTAAACATTCTTCTCTGGGCTTCTTCTGCAGCATTCTTGCTAAATGTAAAATAA